AATCAAAACAGACTCAGCGCTGAGCGTGACACGTCGCGCGCCGCCATTTTGCCCACCGTGCCGAACACAAACGCGCCCGTTCGATAGGTTGTGGTGCACGTAGTCTAGGCTCATGAGGGCATATTCCACTCGTTCCACGCTTCGGCGATTACCTTCGCTGCTTCAAACTTTCCCGCGAGTCCTAGATACTCGCGAAGTGACAACCCCGTTTTCGGGTTGCCCATATGCCCCTGAACGTGAACCTCAAAACCGTCGAATTCGCCTCCATTCCGATATTCACAAAGCGTATACGTCGCGCGTCCATTGTGGGCTGTCCAAAAGGTGTCTAGTCCGCTCTCGTTGTACGTCCATTTCATCGGTGTTGCTCCTATGGGGCGTCGCCCCGTTTCGTTGTGACCGTTCATTGTCACGCGATGCAGCGTAATGGAATATCGGCACCTCGCAATAGGACTATAGAATGCAGTGTTCTAACGCTACTGAGCGCCCCTAGAGTCGCATTATTCCGCCTGGGCCATCCCAGCTCGTTTTGAAAAAGCCACTTTTGATCGCTTAGCAACATAGACGCGCCGCTCCCATAGAAGACCCTTTGAAGGGCGCTGAGCGAGCACCGGATATAGTTCAGCAAGGGCGCAGCCCAGAGCCATAGACACCTTCAACAGCGTACCCATTTGCATCTTGAGAATGTAGCCGTCGTCCCGGCACATTTTATCAATCGTAGGAAGCGAGACTCTAGAACGGTAGGCGACGTCCATTCTACTTAAGCTCGCTCGCTGCATGAGCCTCACCAGCGGCGCGTCTTTACTCCTCAAGGCGTCTCCCCTGATTCCGTACCTTCCGCTGCGCCGACAAGAGACGAACACTAGCCATCACCTCAACCGGGAAGATAGAAGCGCTCAGGCTTGAACCCCGTGCCGATGCTAGCTCGGTGGCAATCATGGCAAACGCTGCAGTGGATAGGGGTACGCCCCATGCCTCTGCAATGCTCTGCAAGTCCGCCTTGTCTCCCGGTGTCATCATGACGCGGACAACCTCACTGCGCCGAAGCTCAGCAGGTATAGGCACCCTGCCATAGGTCATCTCGTTAGGTCCTCGCTTCACTGTGGTTACTCCCTCTGGATTGATAGGGGTTGAGAGTAGGGTAAGAGATAGGACGGGGCATAGTAGAGGTGTTCAAGTGTCTGTTTTTGTTGAGCGAATTCGCTCGAGGTTTAGCAGCGCGCCGCCTTCGAAGTGACCTATGGTCCCGGAATGTCGGGAAAGAAGGACCTACTAGTCGGCGTGAGCTTCGCTAGAGGCTGAGCGCGAACTGAGGCGGACTAGGGTCCCGCTATGATAGTGGCCGGAGGGGGGGGGCACCCCCCTTTTGGGTCCCATCGAGCTCCGGGTCCTTGCGTAATTTGTATGCCTTCATCTAAGCAGACAACTTTTCAGGTTCCCTACCCCCACACTAAAAATCAAGTGATTGAGGGGTCCAAGTCCACCGGAAGTGTCTTCGTAGAGGGTCCCATTACGGTGTTGTTGTTTCACATGGAACACAGGGGGGAGGTCATTCGGCGTTCGGAACCGGATTGACATGACCTCGACCCCCGGTGTTTTTCCGTAAGTCGTTAATCGGTAGCAGGGCGAGGATTCCCCTGCCTTCAATAAGGAGTTGTGTTTTTGTTTAGCACTGGCCGGATACTTGTTTTGTTCTCGATCGACTCGCTTTGACCCAAGGTAGTCATCCCCTGGTCCGATGGGCTATGCGAGTTCGTGCACCGGTTCTGACCCGTCAGTTTCGGCAATCCCAACGGACTGCTGTGGGAAACGGGTGGGCGTGCTGCCTTTCGGGCACTCCCCGGTGGTCCCAGCGCTTGATTGCTCTCCTGCTGGGCGGGCATCAATCCGACTTGACGATCCCGATCGTGTTTCGTTGAACATATTTATTTTCTACCGAAGTTCGAACTGGTTGCCAACATCCCTTCTTTCCCCCACCCTTACAGGCAACTCACAGGGGAGAGCCATGCCTAGAGATTACAAGAAGGAATACGCTGAATATCACGCCAAGGCGGGTCCGAAGAAAGATCGCGCGAGTCGCAATGCAGCTCGGGCCAAGGTCAAGAAAGCCAAGGGTAGTGCTGCGGTGAAGGGCAAGGATGTTGATCACAAGGATTCGAATCCTCGTAACAACAGCGGCAAGAATCTCAGGATTCAGACGAAGGCGAAGAATCGCTCGAGGAAGTAGGGGTTTCGGGTTCCCGCTTCATGCGTAGTTGCTGCTCTAGCTCATAGCGTCGGCTCAGCCACCACCGCACCTTTTTGATCCGTTCTATTTTATCGGCTACTTCACGGCATTTTGAGCAGAGTTGACTGTCTTCGTCATCCCGGTCTTCGTCGCACGCATCGCAACTAAGTTCAAATCTCACGCTGAATGCCTCATTACCTGAAGAACCAGGCGAGTGCCGATGCGAAAAACCCTATGATGGAAAGTGCCGTTCGGCTCTGCACTTTTTGCTTCTGAAGTTCCAAGGCCACTTGGCCGAGCTCCTCGTCCATTCCGTCTACGATCTGGCGCAGGTTTCTCAGCTTATGGTCAAGTTCTTTGACCAAGGCCAGGGTTTTCCCCCACTCGACGTCGCTTGGACTCAATTAACCCACCATTCCCCGGCCCGGATTGTCATAAGGTGGTTCACCAAACCGCCATCGACCACAGCGGCTTGGCTAACCGACTTATGCCGGAACATCCGGCGTTAAGGCGATTCTAGCCTATCTTCAGCGCAGGAAAGGGCAGACGCAAGTTGCTTTTCCGCCTCTTGCTTGAACTTTTTCGGATTTGCTCCGTCCCACCAATGAACCCGCAATGGAAGCGCATCGATATAGCCGCGCAGCATCTTGATCTGCCTGTTGATGATATCGTTTGGTGCCAAATCACGATCCCGGTTCTTGGCTGATCGGCCACTTCCCAAGGCGCGAATGAAATTCAGCTCCGATTGGGTCGATTGTCCGTTATCTGCATGAGGTCTCACGTTTTCCCCTTTGAATCTTTCATTGCCGCGTCGATTGCCTCTCGAAAGCTATTCATTCGCCGGTTCTCGCGGCCTACGTAATACCAGTAGCCTTCGAAATGGTCGATCATCGAAGGGTGGTTCTCAAGCCAGTTCAATCTGCGGTGATCTCGTTCTTTACGCTTCATGCGGTCAAACTGCGTAGTGGCAAGAACCTGAAGGTCAAGTTTGTCCTTCTCGAGCGCCTCAATTCGGCGACTCATGACCTCAACCACTTCTACCATCTTCAACTCATCCCTCAGTAACTTGGTCACGCATCTTCCTCGATTTCGGACATAATCTCGTCGATCCTGATCATACAATCCCTGAAGGATGCCGCACTTCCACAGCGAGGATCATCTGGGCCATCGTAATCGGGGTGCACAAAGTCAAAGTCATTGCTCCGCGACGGGATCGGCTTTACATCTACTGAGATCGTCCAGCCTTTGTATTCAGTAATTCCTTCTAGTTTGAACTGGCACTTTGCGCAATATATGAGTGGTTGAATTGCGCCACAGGAGCGGCAGAACTTGTCGAATACGCTGGGCATCAGTGCTTCCTTGAACCTTCGTTGTCTTCCAGTTTACGAAAATCGCGTAGATCGGAGGAATCTGAAAACTCCACCGAGGTTGCGGTGAACTCACCATATCCATCTGGTGTAAACGTAGAGATCTTCTTCGACTCGTAGACGGTAACGCGAATCTGGATGTCATCCTCAAGGGCTTGCTTGATCGCGTTGTCGATGGTCGTTTTGCGCATCGTGAAAAGGGTGAGTCCCCACTCTTCCAGCGTTTCATTCCAGTATGTGTACGCAAACACGTCTTTGCCGCTCTTTGGCTTCTTGTCCTGCTTCATTATTCCCCCGGCCCCGGTGTGAGTGCCCGCCACGGGCAAAAAAAACAAAATCCCGTAGCGGGTGTGACCGAAACATTCGGCCACTCTCTCCCTATACCCCGCACATCCCTTCACATTCGTTGCCGAACATGTCGATCTGGTTGGGATCGTCAACATTGAATTCCACCTCGTCGAGTGGCTTGAGACTTCGGTGAAGAAACGCCTCTTCGTTCACGCCGCGCAGTTTGCCAGTGCGGATTGCTTTATCGAATGTGACTGCGCGCGACCACTCTGAGGGGTGGTTTTTTCGCATGTCGTCCCAGGTTCGGTCGTCATGAAACGGACAAAACGTACACGCGCTTTTCTGCGGAACTGGGAAGTTTTCACGAGTGAACCAATCGATAATTTCCCCACGTCGCATGGGCTTGTCGAACACAAGGGGCCATCGGTTCGTGATCCAAGTATTCGGGTTCGGTTTCATCCTCTGTACTTCGTCGAGCGAGATGCCAATCCACTGCTCAACCTTGAATTTCCCCTTTGCTCGTTGACGAGGCTTTAGGCCCAGTAGTTCGCGGACCTTCTTCTCGATTGGTGCAATTTTGTACTCTCGGGTGCACTGGCGGCGCAGCATAGAATCTCGACCATCCGAACCCTGAACACGCAGCGGAAGAGAAGCGAATCGACTTCGCCCATCGCGAGATTTCAAGACGTCGTTTTCTAGCGATCCCGCGGTGACGCGATGGATTTTGATGTGCTTGATTTCGCTCTCAAGCCAAGACAAATGCTCGTATACCCAAGGCGGTTCCGATTGCGTGTCGGCGAATATTGCGTGTTCTGGCACGTCTCCGAAGTCGCCACGGTCTGCCATCAAAATCATCGCAGAACTCTGCACGCCAGCACCCAAGGAAAGGCATCGCATATCGAATTCTTCGTTTCCTTCGTCCGTCCGTTCAAGTGCCCGATATTCGTTGTTTTCTTCATCCGGCGTCTCTTGTCGCATCACAAATCACCCCCATCCAGTATGAAGGGTCTCGTGACGCGATATTCCCACGTCCCCTTCTGTTCAACTCGTCGCCGTCGATCGACTTCGTAGGCACCAAACTTGTTTTTACGGAAGTCGCGGAACCTTGCGGAGATCGAAGCCTCTGGGAATCCAAGCGCATCGGACACCTCTCGCAATGTGAGCCACTTCGCACCTCTGTTGATTTCCGCGATCCGGAGCATGAACTGAAGCACGCGCTCTCGTTGCGGTAAAATTCTGGAATCGTCGATAGGACGTTCATATGCAGGTGAATTGATGGGACCAGGCTTGATCACGCCATTGCCTCCCTGATTGCGGTCGCCATTGCGCGGCCCATTCCAACGGGCACCGCGTTCCCCACGATCTTCCTGCGGGCTGCCATCGTGAATGGAGAGTGCTTGAACCAACCTTCCGGTATCCCCTGCAATTCCATCATTTCCTCAAGGGTACGTCGCTGAATCTGACCTACCCATCCCTCACCGCGGATCTTCGTGGTTCGCATCTCGTTAGAATGGTGTCTGCCAGTCACAACTGCCTGCTTCTCGCGATGCTCGCGGTATTCCTTGCTGCCCAACTGATTGATATGTCCGTCGTTACCACCTACCGCGGTTTGCTTCGTTCTGGAAGCCGACACCTTAACCTTCCCGCTGCCACCAATCGCAACTGGCACCAATCGCGCATCGCTACTCACGGTCTGCTGCGCGTGGGGGAGTTCGAACAACGCAAAATTGATGAACTTGCGGAGCTCCGGGGCCGCACCATCGCGCACGCCAAACCAGAACTTCCGAGATCGCATCTGCTCGTAGCCCCAACCCGTGCCATCGTCGAGCGTCGAGTTGTCGAGCATGAACGACTTCACGTCGTAACCAGCGGGTTTAACATCAGGTGCCTTTGGGACGTTTTCGCGAAGGAACCAGGCGGGTTGGCATTCGTTTACTACGCGCTCGTACTCTCCAGTCAGATCCGGAAACGTCGGTTCCAGACCTTTTGCGCGCACAAGATTTGCAAGTGCTGAGTGTGATTGACAGGGGTCCCCTCCGATGATTCCATCGAAGCGACCAGCGGGAGGGTGGAACGTCCCTACGTCACCCCCCCAGATCGGATCGGGACCCCTGACAACCACAAAACCTTCTAGGTCAAACGCGTAATCCAGAACTCCCCCTCCCGGAAAGAGTGAGAGGACGAGCGAGCTATTCGACATGTAAAATCCCTGCGGTCGCGTCCCTGATCTCGTTGATGACGGAAAGATCCGGGTCCTCGTACCGCTTGTTATGGAAATAGAACGTAGGGTCCGAGAGAATGTCGAGTCGCGCTTTGGCTCGTCGGTCTTCCAGAAGCATGTCGCGTGTACTCTGCCTCTTTACCTTCCGAATCAATGCGTTAGTCGCCTCGGTCAAGAGGCTGACTCCGTTCGCTGGTACTTTTCCGCGATTTCTTCGGGGATCTTGATGCCCATCGTTTTGACCTTCTCATCGGTCCACTCGTGCATCACCAATTCAGTGATCTTACCGATAGGAATGTCCAGAATTACGCAAACTGCTCGCAGCCTCCGGTGAACTCGCTTCGGGATCTGAATTGCTGTCATTTCTTCAGGCATGTTGCTCCTAATGTGTGGGAAACCAAGGGTTTAGACGACAAACCGCTTGCCCCTACGCGTCTCTACATGTAGGGTATGCCATCGTTACATGCAAGAACTATAGTCCACTAAAGCGACAAGGAGCTAAAAGTGCCAGTTATTCACAACCTTCGCAGCGTCATTCTCTATCACTCCAAGCGAGTGCGTCCCGACACCCTCCGGCGGATCAAGGAAGCGATCGACTCTGGCGATAATGCGCAGATGATCGAAGTCGATCCATCCGAGATGGACTGCTTTACGCAGATGATCTTTTTTGAGCCCCAGATTCAGGACGCGATCGACGACAAGGACGGTAAGCCCCGCAAGAAGGGTCGCGAGAAAATTGGAGCATGAACCGCTTCAGCGCGAAATCGCGATCGAGACTGGATACTTGCGACCCTCGACTCCAGAAACTTTTCGATAAGGTGCTGCAGGAGTGCGATATCACGATCCTATGCGGCGAGCGAACGATAGAAGAGCAGAACGAAGCGTTTCGAACCGGGCATTCTAAGGTAAAGTGGCCGGGATCAAATCACAACGTCACCACCCACGAAAAGAAGTCGGGGAAGAAGAGCAGGGCAATCGATATCGCGCCATACCCTATTGACTGGTTGAACCGCGACAGATTCATGCACCTCGCTGGAATAGTTATAGGAATCGCTTCAACGATGGACATCAAGATTAGGTGGGGTGGAAACTGGGATGGTGGGGACCTAGAGCAGCAGAGCTTCGACGATCTTGTGCATTTCGAGCTACGTTGATTCCATGCCAGCACGAAAAGATAAACTCGTCACGCAGGACGAAGTGAACGAGACAATGAAGGAATCTGAGCAACTCGACCTTGCGGCCCTCGCGCGCGAGAAGAGCGAAGACATGCTCGGAGTTCTCGTGTCTGCGGCTAACCGCGAGAAAAACCCCGACGATCCCGACGACGAATCGGCATCTTGGGCGGTCGCCACGTCTGCGGCGAAGACTGTGATCGAACTCGGTATAGGGAAAACAGCCACTCAGGTTCACGAAAAGCAGGAGCAAGGTCTGACAATTGTGATTAACCAACTAACAACTGGCTTGACCACTGAAAAGGTGATTGAAGGCAGTGACTTGGGGGCTGGAATCGCGAAAACGATCGAGATTACTGGTGCTGAAGTTAATCTGGCTCAAGATCTTGTTGAAATTGTTCCGGTTCTGAGTAAGCCTTCAAAAAACCAAGATGCAGGGAGTTCATCATGAAACGAATTACATCGCAGTCGAAGTCGCGTCGTCCGGGTGGTGGTGGCAAGGCCATCGATACTCCGTCCATAGGGAATGAAGGATCTTTGTCCGGTATGGATCAGCTTACTGGTGGTCCCGAAGGTGGCGCGGGCGAACGTGGAACCAAACCGTACGACTTTGACGGTTCGTACGCGGGCAACGTAAGGGGCTGCTGCTCTAAACCTGTAAGTCTGGGGGTCAAATGAAGCATCATCACGACACAAAGAACCAAGAAGGATCAGGCGACTTCCGCGAGACACCGATCAGCAAGCCATTGGAAAAACCGGCGAGGCAATACACGTCGAATGAATCCGTTCCTGCTGATCCTTTCTGCGAAGAACCCGTCGATCAGAACTTCGAAAACCCCGGCGACCTGTCAAAACGGTTCATGTAGAATAAAATTATGGGGAAGGTTTCCGTCCCGTACAACTGGAGTCCTCGGGTATATCAAGAACCGCTATGGGCTGCACTTGAAGGTGGAATAAAGCGTGCCGTTCAAGTCTGGCATCGTCGTACGGGGAAAGATCTCACCGACATAAACTGGACTGCTACTCAGGCGTTTCAACGTCGCGGTCTCTACTGGCACATGTTCCCGACGTACTCTCAGGGCCGAAAGGTAATCTGGGAAGGACTCGACAACTCGGGACGACCGTTTCTCGACGCGTTCCCCCCCCGAACGTGGAAGCGGAAACTCGACGCCGAGATGACTCTTTGGCTCGAGGGTGGGTCGATCTTTCAGGTTGTTGGAACAGACCACATCGATCGTCTCATGGGCGCGAACCCGGTTGGAGTCATCGTTTCGGAATATGCCTTGCAGAACCCCGCAGCGTGGGAACTCATATCCCCTATTCTCGCTGCGAACGATGGCTGGGCACTTTTCCCCTATACCCCTCGCGGTCGCAATCACGGCTACGACCTGTACCGCTACGCGATGGATCATCCCGAAACTTGGTACGCTGAAATCCTCACCGCGGATGATACTCAGATCATCGACCCAGCGATGCTCGCAGAAGAGAAAGAGCGGATGCCGCGCGAGATTTTCGAGCAGGAATACTACTGCTCGTTCGAAGCATCTCTCGTCGGCGCGTACTATAAAGACCAACTAGCGTGGATGGGAGAGCAGGACCCGCTACGGATCTCCGATCGCGTGCAGTGGATGCCGGACAAAGAGGTGATCACCGGATGGGATCTTGGACACTTCGACTCCACTGCGATCTGGTTCGCTCAGGTTGTCGGTTCTGAAATCCGGTTCATCGACTACTACGAGAACGCGGGTGAGCCGATCGATCATTACGTGAAATATCTGCGCACGCTCCCGTACACGTACGGTGATGCCTTTCTCCCGCACGATGCTTCGCAGACCCTTCTCCAGACGGGCAGAAGCACGTTCGAAATTATGCGCAGTCTCGGCGTTAGAACGGTCCAAAACCCGAAAGTAGCACTATCAGACCAGCATGAGACGGTGCGTTTAATGTTGCGGCAGGCGTGGGTTCACGAGACGAAATGTAAGCGCGGCCTGCAAGCGCTCCGCGAGTATTCAAAACAGACGATTCAGGGCGAGCGCGGACCAGGCGGCGAGCTCTTGTACCGGGACAAGCCTCTTCATAATTGGGCATCCCACGGTGCGTCAGCGATGGCGACAATCATGTTTGGGTTTAGACCAGAGAGGTCCGGTGAGTTCAAGCAACCGGATGCGAGTTTTGTCGTATGAGTCCTGAGAGCATCAAAAACAATAGAGACGCAATCCTTGCCGTGCGATTCCTTTTAGAAGATCGCGAGACGATGCTGAATACGATCGACGATTTCGAGCGAAGATTAAAACTCCGAGAACGCAAAGAGAGCGCTCTTGTAACTCGATCAAAACCGAAACCGCCACCGTTCCCTGATGTTCTGCGGGAATATGGTCATGTGCCGAAAGAGGAGAGAGTAGCGTGAGTATGGACCCCGGAAGCAACTACCGAGACCCGGAAGCAGACGATACTGGGTACGCAGAGCCCACTCGTCATCCCGCGCACGAGCTCGACGTTAATGAGATCAAGGCGATTATTCAGCGTGAGATCGAAGACTCGCTCGGCGGACTAGGCTCAAAAGTCAGTGAAGAGCGACGAGTCGCGATCCGAATGTACTACGGGCGACCCCTCGGAAACGAGATAAAAGATCGCTCTCAAGTGATCATGATGGACGTGCTGGAAGTCGTCGAATGGACGATGCCCTCGCTTATGCGAATGTTCACGGGTGGGGCCGAGGTGGTTCGCTTCTCAGCAACCAGGCCGGAAGACGTTCACAACGCGGAACTTGCGTCTCGATACATCAACCACATCTTCATGAACAAGATGAATGGGTTCCAGATATTCTACGACTGGTTCAAGACCGCTCTTCTTGAAAAAAATGGCATCGTGAAGGTCTATTTCAAGGAAGAAAGGAAGCCAGTTGTTTCCTCGTACACAGGACTTACCGAAGACGAAGTGATAACGCTGCTCGACAACGACGGGGCAGAACCACTTTCGAACGACTCGTACGAGAAAGACATCCCCGGTGTTGGGAAGGTCACATGCTACGACCTGACGATGCGCGAGTGGAAGACCACGCGCACGCCTGCGGTCGATGGGATCGCGCCGGAAGAGTGGATGATTGCTCGACGCACGATCACGCTGGACGATGACTCCCCGTTCACCGCGCAACGCAAGAAAATGAGCGTTTCCGAACTCGTTTCGCAGGGGCTCGACTTCGATGAACTCGCCAACCTCCCAAGTGATGACTCTCCTGAATACAGTCAGGGAAGAACTGAACGACTTTCCGAAGACGAGACTTACCCGGTAAACACTGCGGAACGCTCTGACGTTGCATCGCGAGAACTATGGGTAACGGACTGCTATATCAAACTTGATGAAGATGGTGATGGCTATGCAGAACTACGACGCATCCTCGTGTCCGGTGAGCAGTCTATCCATATCCTCATTGACGAAGAGATAAATCAGAATCCTTTCTGCTCAATCACGCCAATACCGATGCCGCATAAGTTCTTCGGGATGTCACTCGCTGACTTGGTGTCTGACCTTCAGCAGATCCGATCGGCAATTCTTCGGCAGATCATGGATCACATCTACCTTTCGACGAATCCCCGGTTGGCGGTTCTTGAAGGACAGGTGGAGTTGGATGATCTGCTCACAGTTCGCCCAGGTGGTCTGGTACGCCAGCGCACCCTCGGCGCAATCGAGCCGATCATACTGCCTCCGCTCCCGCGCGAGGCTTTCGAAGCGTTGACGTATTTGGAGGAGGTGCGAGCTAACCGAACGGGCATAATGGCCCACGGTCGGGAACTCGATGCGTCTGCCATAAACTCCACAGCTACGGGTCTCGCGCAACTTATGGCAGAGAAGCAGCAGAAGATCGAGCTGATCGCGCGAATCTTTGCGAACACAGGCATCAAAGATCTATTCCGGAAACTGCTACGAGAGACCGTTGAGAACGCGACGAAGGAAGAGCAGATGGAGATCAACGGGGAGTGGGTCACGTTCGACCCTCGCGAGTGGGATGCCGACATGCACCTTAATGTCGAGGTCGGTCTGGGGGCCGGACAGGCGATCGAACGTCTCAGCAACCTCTCGCAGATAGAAGAGACGCAGGGAACCCACGTCGGCGCACTTGGCTTTGGAGTCACCGTAACGCCGAAACACGCGTACAACCTTGCGATCCGGAAGGCAGAAGCCGCCGGTTTCAGGAACCCCGAGCTTTTCTTCCAAGACCCGGATACGGTGGAACCGCCGCCCCCGGAGCCCAGCGAAGAGCAGATCAAGATGCAGTTCGAAACGCTGAAGCTCGAGCAGGAAATGGACATGAGATCTAACTCGATGGAGTTGGAAGCGCGACGTGATTCAGAGATAGTTAGGCACAGGGCAGAAGAACTGGCGAGCAAAGAACGTGTCGAGATGGCACGAATCGAGATGGAAGAACGGGTGAGGCTCGGTCAGCAAGAAGCTACGATCGAGGCTGCCCAAATCAACGCTTCCGGTCGAAACGAAAAAGGAGAAAGTGATGAGCAAGCAACTGGCGAGTAAGGTCATGGAAATTCTGGACGGTCGAAGCGGCGACAAGCAGTATCGGCTTAATGCCATCCGAGAGTTGTGCGCGGGTGAGATTTCCAAGAAGGACGTCAAAAAACCCGGTGTTGTCAAGCGGGTCAAGGAGGCTGTCTCCGGAAACGCTGATAGCAACGCCGACTGATGGCAGACGACAAAACAGAGCGGGATCTCCTGCGGGCGCGCGAAGCTCAAGCGCTCATGGAGACACCTATGCTCGCGAATGCCTTTCGGACTTTGCGCGAGGCCCTCGTGAACAAGATGATCAACTCTCCCATTGATGATCCGTCAGTACGCGAGGTATGCCGATACCAACTGGAGGCTTTGGATAATCTCGCCCTTGAGTTGAAACATGTCATGGAGACTGGCACGCTTATACTCAGGAAAGAACAGCAACGGTCTGAGATGGATGGCTTTTTCGATCAGGAGACCGATTTACCGCACTAGATACCTAATCGGCTTAGGGGAGGCGTTTGATGTCGTCACAGATCACTGAGGTTAATCCAGAGGTGCAAGCGGGCTTTGAGCGGTTTTTAGACCAATCAGAAGTCCCTGTGGCTACAGAAAATTCAAGTGATTCAGAATCACAGGATAGTGCTCCCGCGGAAGTCGAGCCGAACCGGGAAGAAGCTCGCCTAGAAGATCAGGAGTCAGGGCCGGAGCCAGTATCAGCCCAGGCTGAAGACGAGCTCGCCCCAGAAGGGGATGAAAGCGCCGAGGGCGCGGACGAGCAAGCCGCGGCGGCCCCCGAGAGTGGCGACAACGATGTGATAGATACGGTGGCTGATCTGGCTGCCTCATTCGAGATCGAAGAAAACGAGTTTCTCGAACACCTCCAAATCGCGGGCAGGGATGGTGAGGAATCGGTCTCTCTTTCGACGATGGTCGATCACTACCGCAATGCCCCTGCTGAAACCGAGGCTGCTCGTACCGAGATAGAAACGGAGCGCACCAATCTACGCGCATCGTCTGATCAATTCCTGACGCGTCTACAGGACGTCACCGCGCGAATCGTCGCTCGCGTCGATCAGCAGCGCGAACCCGATGGTGGCTGGGAGAAATTGCGGGCATCAAACCCCGCTGAGTACATTCGGCTGCGCGAGCTGGAGCAGAGTGATCGCGCTCAGGCTTCGGAAGCGATCGGACTTATGCGCGAGGAGACGGATCGACGCAGCAAAGAGGACGACGCGAAATACGATGTCTACGTGCGCGAGGAAGCAAACAAGACTTTCCGCTTGCGGCCAGAATGGAAGACCCCTGCGGTCGCCAAGGCTGCGCACGACGACATCAATTCCTATTTGACTAACCACGGGTTTGAACAAGAGCAGATTGATCAACTCGTCGATGCCAATTCAATCATTTGCGTCTGGAAGGCTGCCCAGTACGACAAGCAACAGGCTGCAAAGCCTGGGGTACGAAAGCGTCTGAGCAAGCTACCGAGGAAACACCTCCGGACTACCGCTCGTGACGAAACTGTGCGGAACGTCGCACGCGATAAGCAACGTAAAGATGTCTCCGACAAGTTCCGGCAATCGGGCAAGATCGAAGATGCACTGGCGTTGTTTGGGGAGCATGTGTAATGGCTGGGGCAACCTACGCGAATACAGAAAACACGGTGGACGACGGAACTCCGGATAGTCAACGTGAAGACTTGATCGATCTCATCTACAACCTGAGCCCGACCGAAACGCCTTTTATGATGATGGCGGGCCGCGGCTCTTGTTCGGCGGTCAAGCATGAGTGGCAGATGGATCGCCTAGATGTGGCGGCGGACAACGCGCAGATCGAAGGTCTGAAGATCGATAACGCTGACATCGAAGAGTATGATGCCACCGTTCGCGTTGCGAACTACACGCAGATCTGGCAGAAGAGCATCTCGATCACCGGAACGATGGAAGTTGTAAACAAGGCCGGGAGAAATTCCGAGCTCTCGTATCAACTTGCGAAGAGGGCAAAAGAACTAAAGCGCGATATGGAACATACGTTTGTGGGACAGGGGACGGTCGGCAACATGGCGAGCGTTGCTGGTGCCACTCGTCGTTCCGCAGCGGTACAGGCTCAGTTCCATGCCAACTGGACAACCACGGGCGTTGCGCTTGAGGGTGTCAATATCAGTCGCGGACCAGGTTCGGGCACTGCCGGTGCCGATGGTGGATTCGTCGAAGCGACGGATCTGTTTGTCGCACCGACCGACGCCAACGCGCTTCGCCCCCTACTTGAGAGCGATCTCAAGAGTGTGATTCAGGGTGCATGGACGAACGGAGGCGATCCGACGCTGGTGATGGTGGGTCCGTTTAACAAGACCCAAATCTCGACGTTCACTGGCAACAGCACGCGGTTTGATCGTGGCGAGGACAAGCGTCTCGTCTCGGCGATCGACGTGTACGTCAGCGATTTCGGAGAACACAAGGTGATTCCGAATCGTTTCCAGCGTGAGCGAGACGTTCTTGTCCTTACGCCGGAATTGTTCACGGTCTGTTACCTGCGACCGTTCCGGCAGCACGCACTCAGCAAGATTGGTGACTCGGAAGAGCGTACGCTAATGGCGGAAGCGACTCTGAAGATGTCGAACAACGCTGGTTCGGGCATCGTCGCGGACTGCACCACTTCGTAAGCCTCAAACTGGGGCGACTCGTCGAAGTGGCGAGTCGCCCTACCCTTACGGGGGGAGTCACATGGCTATCAATCTGACTGATTTTTACATGCACGCAGTCGAAGAATTAGACTGGGCTACTAATTCCAGCACGGACGTTCTTATAGTTCCGACTGCCTGTCGTCTGAAGTCGATACATATAGGTCTTTTTTCAGCACTAGACTCTGCCGTTACGGTCACTTCGTTTAGACGACCTGCCGGTGGTGCGTTCGTTTCTTTTCAATTTGTGATTCCAGTAATGCCTTTAGGTTATTACGAGCTCGACTGCGACACGGTACTCGGGGCGGAACTTCAAATGGAAGCGGGAGATCAATTCTTTATGCAGCGATCGAGTGCCGCTACCACTTGCAATGGGACTTTTACTGCTCAGTTCAGACAAGACAGGAGTCGATGAAATGGCAAGCTCAATGAATGATATGTTTTTCCCTGCCGGTACGTGCTCGATACAAACTAATGCCCAACAATTCGACCGGCTAGTGGTGCCAGAAGACTGCGAGCTTGTCGGGTTTTGGCTGAACCTTTCCGGCGCGGGTGATGCGATGACCACATTCGACCTAATGGTGAACAACGCCCTTTCGTCCCCCGTTGTTAAATACAGAACCCCCGCATCCTATCCGTCAATTACCGGGATCTACATAGGGGCGGACAAGCGATTGGAGCTAGCGCAAGGGACGGTAATCTCGTTGAGGAGTGACGGGAATCAAGTCGCAGCGGTAATTGGTTACGCCTCGTATGTACTGAGGCGTTAGACGTGGCGGATCGGGGCATGTTCTTTCGTGGAGTTTTGTCTGCCATCAGCATGTCTGGTGACTCCACGGCAATCAGTCTTACGGGCGGGAACCAAACGGGAGCGATCCCTACGCTAGAAAGCGGAAAACTCCCGCAGTACCTGCGCCTTTCGTTCGCGGATAATGCTGCGTTCTTTACCGGAATCGGCACGGCAACCGCTACAAGCGGCATCATGCTGGGCACTGATAATTCGGTGATCTACAAGGTTCCGGCGGGTCACACTCACTTCGCAGCAACAACGCTGGCTGGAACCCTGAATAATCAAAGCATCACCCCGCTTGCCGCGGTGACAGAACTTCCAGCAGCGCTTTCGATTGCAGGGGATGGTCTGACTGCCAGCGTGACCAGTGCCGCAACAACAGCGCTGGCGATCCCGACCACTTCGAGCGGTAAAAAAGCGAAGTACGTTATTGTCCAAGGTCATAACGCGTGCTTATTTCGGCCCGGATCGTCGGGCGATGACATTCACAGTTCACTGACCGGGGCGCGCATCAGGCAATCAGTCGATATCGTGAACGTGTCCGGATATTCCCACATGTTGTTTTGCAAGCAGGGTGCCGGGTCTGCGGTCATCTACATGTCACCTCTGGAGGGTTGAAATGTCTTTGGGAATTTCTCTTGGGACCAATGCGGTAATTACAGCGACGGGAGGCGCGGGCGTGAGCAGCGCAGCCATCGCAATCCCAAACAACAGCGCTGGGGTCAGGCCGGAAATGGTCTATCTCGCAGCCACTGGCGATTGCCAGTTCTTGCCTGCGATGGACATCGATGATCCTCCGACCGGAACGAACATCGAAACCATCGCTGGCGCTACCGCGGTTTCTGTCACGACCGGCGCTTTTCTTGACGCTGATCAGCCACTGATCATTCGTACCCGTGGATTCTCACACTTCTACTTTTTGGGAATAGCCGGAAGCGTATCGGTCTACATGTCCGCACTGGAGGGGTGATGTCTGATTCTATGGTTCGGGGCAATCTGGGGCACGGCAGGAAAGTACGAAAAAAGAGCGGCGCTTTAGCCGAAATGTCAAAATTTGAACCGGTTGACGTTCACTATTACGACGACGTGAACAAGACGCGTACGGTAGAAACCATTCACGACGTTACTGCGATTTTGGAAAACAACAAAGAACAGCGTTTGTCGGGTCACGATGGCTACTCCCCATCCAGAGAGCTCCGCAAAGTGGCATCGATTCCGCTGGGCGCGGTGAATCAGTTGTATCAAATGGGGATCGACGTGATGAAGGACGAGGATTGGCCGAAGGTGGCTGCGCTGCTCGACTCAAAGGATTACGAGGCATGGCGCACTTCCAATGGTGTGATCTCGTCGAAGGCTTACCGAACGCACTTCACTCTCGGGAAACAACAGGGTTGATATGCCATTTCGAGGATACGACGAACTAGTTGAAACGGTTGGCGACTGGTTGGCTCGTGGCGATCTAAGTCCCCAGATCAAAGACTTCATTTGGATTGCAGAGTGCGATCTCCAGCGACAGATTCGTTTTCGAATGCTTGACAAGACCTTCTCAGGGGTATCGGTGGCAGGCCAGAACTACATCGATCTGCCGAATGACTACGCGGAAGGTGGGTTTTTGAACTGGACAAGCAACCGGTCACTGCCCAGCATCGAAGTTGTTTCTTACGACATCACTGCCGGACATCAGCGGGACGCTTCGGGGGATGCCTCGGTCGGAACCATTCACGGTGACAGGCTCTTGATTGGTCGGGCACCAGGCGAGGTGGAGTACGATTTGTTCTATAAGGCTGGCGTCGAGCATCTAGGTGGTGAGATCCAGACCAATCATATTTTGCAGGAATACCCCGATTGCCTGCTTTTTGGTGCGCTGACGGTGGCTTCTCCGTATCTAGGCGCAGATGAGAGAATCGGGACTTGGGCGAATATGTACGACAACGCAAAAGAAGAGACACGCATGGCCGAATGGCGCGGTCGTAGCGGACACGGTGTTTTACGAATGCGTTCTGATGTGTCACATCTAAGGTGAGGTTCTTGTGGGACAACCGTTACGAGTGCCGTTCGGCGATTACAAACCTGATCTCGCGAGGTTGGCGAACGACGGACTAGCTATAGCTAAAAACACCGTACCCATCACGGGCGGGTATGATGGAGTCAACTCGCTTGCGGACGTCTCCAACTTCACGGCGCTCTCGTCCCGCGCTCGAGGCGCGGCTTCTGGCATCGATCCCGCTGGCAACCCATTCAATTTCGTCGGCACCGACACCAAGCTCTATCGACTGCAAGAGGCTACCGATGACGTAACTCGGATTCTCGGTGGCGCGTACAACACAGGTGGTCAGGGGTACTGGGAGTTCGGTTTTTTTTCGAAGACGATTATTGCAGTGAATGGATCTGATCGTCCTCAGTATTTCACCCTTGACGATTCGACTGAGTTCAAGCCGCTCGGGAACCCCGGTCTAACAAATACAACCGCCCCCACAGCGAAGCACATTGGCGTGATCGGTACGTTTGTCGTTCTCGGAAACACCGCAAATGACCCATCGGAGGTGCATTGGTCCGCTGTGAATGATCCGTTCAACTGGCCCACTCCCGGAACTGAGGTTGCGGTTACGGTGCAGAGCGACAGACAGGCATTGTTCGGTCCCGGTGGCTCGGTGCAGCGAGTGGTCAGCGGTGCTGAAGTGGGTGCTATTTTCCAAGAGAGAGCGATTTGGCGAGCGGAATATCGCGGTGGAGATGTGGTTTTCGAACTCAGCCGCGTCGAGCCAGAGCGCGGTTTGCTGATCCCCGCGATTGCCATTCCGTTCGGTCGCCAAGTATTTTACCTTGCCGAAGATGGATTTTATCTCTTCGACTATACGTCAAGCACCCCTATTGGCCGAGGCATCATCGACAGCACTTTCTTGGCTGATATTGATACTTCGCTATTTCATCGGGTGTCTGCTTCTGCTGATCCTGATAATCAGCGTATCTGGATTCTGTATCCTGGTAGCGGTCACGACATCGCGGGAACGCCTAACAAGTTCCTTGTTTACGATTGGGGACTGAACCGATGGTCGCACGGTGAGATCACTGCAGAGTGGTTGACCCAGAGCGTTCATTCCGCGGTGACGCTTGATCTACCGGTGACGGGTGGTGGCAATCCGACACTTGTGACAGATCCGGACGCAACGATTGATAGCGCTGAGTTTCCTGATGGTGGCGTGGACGGTGTAAGCATCACTACATCGCTGCCTCTGGCGTCGTTTGACGATCGAGTTGCGGCCCCCGGAGCATTGTCACTCGGGGCGTATTCGACTGCCCACACATTGCAGCAATTCACGGGATCGAGGCTCAATGCGACTCTGCAAACGGGGAGGCGAGAACTCATCCCAGGTTCACGGGCAATGGTCACTGGCGCGCGTGTAATGGTCGATGCAATAGATCCCACTGTGTCGGTCTCTGGCGTGGGGCGTGCGAATGAGACGGATTCGTTCACTATCGCTACACGCATTGATAATGACGGAGATGCACCGTTGCGCAAGGACGGTCGGTTCCACACTTTCAAGTTGAATCTGGGCTCTGGCTTTAATGACGCGATGTTCATGGATGTCCAATTTCAACGGAGCGGCTCAAGATAATGGCGACGAAACCGGGAGCTCCGGAGTTCTGGAGCGATCCGAAAGAACACATAAGGAAGGTGGCGCAGGTAGCCAACCAACTGCAGAAAGGTCAGGGAAACAGTTCATTCAAGGTCTCGCTGGCAGCTAATGAGGCGACGACGACGGTATTGGTTTCATTCGCGAGGGGAGATCAGATAGCACTGTTCTCACCGCAAGATCAGGCTACTGCAGCAGCGATTGCATCCGGATTCATTTGGACGGTCGTAACAGACGGGAAAATCACGATTCATCATGACTCTACAATTAGTCAAAGAACCCTTGGCGTCTGCTTGTTTGGTTGAGTTTGCTTTGGTTCCGATCGAGGACATCCCCGATCTTTGGAATAGATGCAGCGAATTCCTCGATCCGGCCTTTGACTTCACAGCAAAACTAGACAATGCAGACGCGCAGGAGCTATGCCTGCTCGGCGAAGCGCAGTTGTGGGTCATTTGGTCGTACGATCTCGGCATCCTCGGATCAGCGATTACAGAGATCACCAATTACACGAACGGGTACAAGGTGTTGACATTTCTCGCGTTTGGCGGGTCTGATGCGCTCGACTGGACCCGGAAATTCGTAGACGTTATCGAGCAGTTTGGTAGAGAAGAGCAATGCGATGCGGTCGAAATGATCGGTCGCAAGGGATGGGGCAAAGTATTCCCTGACTATCCCCCCACATCGTGGAATTACACCAAGGAGTTGTAAGATGAGTGGTGGCAGTAGCAAAAGTACGACTAGAAGTTCAAGCAATTCATCTTCATTTGGTCGTTCCAGTTCATCCACGGGTGTCTGGGGTGGTCAGTCGGGCGCACTCGAGCGGCTTTACGCAGGCGCGGAATCTAATCTTGGATCGCCTCACGAGTATGGCTCAGACCGATACGCGGGGATGTCCGGCGGCACGCGGGCCGCAATAGCCGGTTCGTTTAATGCCTACGGTCGCGGTGAAGCGAACGCGGACGCTGCGAGCCAGCAGTTCCAAAGCACAATGCGTGGCGACTACCTGAATCCTGAAAGCAACCCTCACCTCCAGTCTCAGTTTGATGTCGGTGCGCGCGGGATTAAGCGGGAATACTTCGATGCAGTTCAGGGCCTTGGCAGCCGCATGGAAGGCGCGGGGCGTTCTGGCAGTGGTGCTGAGCAATTCCGAGGGCAGCGCAATCAAGAGAACCTCGCGACGGGTCTGGGCGACTTCGGGGCAAAACTCTACGGAGAAAACTACGGGCGCGAGCGACAGCTTCAGGCGGGCATGACCGGCCAAGGCGGCCAGATCACGGGAGCGGGATGGTCGAACCTACAAGGGTTGTCGGCTCTCGGCGATCGGGAGCAGATGGACAGGCAGGGACAACTAAGTGACCAAGTTCAACGATTTGAATTCGATAGGGATGCTCGGGCAAACAAACTCGGCGAGTTCCGGGATCTGATCGGTGGTCCGGTAATGACATCAGAGGCGTCGTCGATAGAAAGCAGTCGCGCCAGCAGCAAGAGCAAAACGAAGAGCAAGAGCGCGCAGGGTGGGCTCTGATGGTCGGATTCATCATGGCATTGCTCGGCGCGATCGGCTCAG